ATATTCTTGTTCAATGTATAGGAATTTGTGGTTGGTTAGTTGTCGCATTGATGTGGAATGACCGTTCTTTGATTATTGTCAATGCGGTTGGGTTGGCTATTCTTATGAATGGTTTGATTGGTTACTGGTTAAAACTAGGATAAATAGTACAATGGCTAAAAAAATAAAATCAAAGACTGATAATAAAGGTTGGACTGACCCCTCAAAGAAGAAGGTTCGTAAGAAACGCAAACCTATGACAGAGGAACAGAGGGTAGCTGCGGCAGAGCGTCTTGAGAAAGCTCGTGCTGCCCGTGCTGCTAAGAACCCTGACTATGGGCATTCTGGTATTCATGAGAGTTTGCGTGATCTACCAGATGACTATCCAATAACTCCAAAGAAGGTAAAGGTTTGGATCAAGACACAAAAAGAACTCGTATCTATGGAACGTAAGAATGAGAAGGCAGATGTGAAAGGTGCAACTGCCCGTAAAGCATCTCATGAAGCATATGTTCGGAATTTACAAAAATATCTAAAGGATGGTGATTATGTGGATACGTTTTATGGAGAACATCAAGATAAAATAATATCTAATAGATGTATAGCTCAAGCTTATTATTGGGAAGGGCCTAAAAAGGGTGAACCAAAGTTTGATGTTGGTACATATTATCCACTTTTAGGAACAGTATATACTCAAGAAATGTTTAACGAAGATAGGGGTATCAGTGATGAAGAAAGACCAGAAGGAAAGCCCAAGCGCAGAAAACGTAATAAAGGGACCGTGGAAAGCAAGGGGAAAAAAGGAAGTAGTAATTCCTGATGTTGATGTTATTGCTCTGCAAGAAAACATTATGTTTGCTGATGATTTGACAGAATCTTGTTTGGTGCAAATGATACATACTATGGGAGAGAATGGTATTGATATTGGGGAAAAAGAATTCGTTAGGGATATTGGATTTGTTATTGAGTCAGTTAAAAGCACAATTTACCGTGATATGGGAGTAGGGCATCCCATGAATAAAATTATGGAGATGCTGACAAAAATTAATGTTGATGAGAAGAATAGCATGAATAGTCAGGTTGATTTGGAATTGCTTGAAAAGGTTGAGATTGTTGAGTCTGATATAGATGAAGAACCAGAGCCCGCATGAGGATATAATGAAAACTACATTTTGGGAACCATTTAGTCCAATAATAATGGAGACTAAGGTTCCAGATAAATTTGTGAAAATTATGAATGATATTGGTGATTCTGTTTTATCTGATGAAGAGAAAAGCATAAAATGGGATTACTCACACAAGCTTGTGGGTAAAGTTCACAAAGAAGTAAAAATCCCTGCTCCTAAAAATGAGGACAAAGATTTTTTATTCAAAACTATGAAACAGGGTTGTGTTAATTATTTAAATCAGGCAATCAAAAAAGGTAGAGCTAAGAAGTGGGCAGTTATTAATAACCACAAAAAAATAACTCCAACTATTGAAAATATGCATTTACGAGATAGTTGGATTGTTAGTCAGTATGCTGGAGATTATAATCCTGTCCATCATCACAGTGGTGATTTTTCTGCTGTGATATATCTCAAAGTTCCAGAAGGAATGGAAGCTGAATGGAAAGAGGATTTTACTGACCACTACCCATGCAATGGATTGATAGAATTTACTTTCGCAGAAAATCTTGATATGAGATCAGAAGCAATTAAATTTAAACCAGAGGTGGGTAAGTTTTTAGTTTTTCCATCATACTTGAGACATTTTGTTTATCCCTTCAAATGTGAAGGTGAAAGAAGAAGCATGAGTTTTAACACCGATATGAGGATAAAATGATATTAGTTGATATGAACCAGATTAGTCTGGCCAGTGTGATGATGCATTTAAATATTACAAAACGAGATAGTGTGGATGTGAGTATGGTTCGTCATATGATCCTCAACTCACTTCGTATGTACCGTCAAAGTTATTTCAAAGATTATGGTGAGTTAGTTATATGCTACGATTCCAAACACTACTGGAGAAGAGATTATTATCCAGAATATAAAGCTAGTAGAAAGAAAACTAGAGACAATTCTGGTCACGATTGGAATGATATTTTTGAATGCTTAAATACTATCAAACAAGAACTCAAAGATAATTTTCCCTATAAGGTTCTTGAGGTATATGGTGCAGAGGCTGACGATATCATCGCTGCGTTGTGTGGTGAATTAGAGTCCGACAATGGCAACACCTTGATCCTGTCTGGAGATAAGGATTTTATCCAGCTGCACAAAATCAAAAATGTGAAACAGTACAGTCCCATCACAAAGAAATATATTAATGGTGAAGACCCAAAGGAATATTTATATAAACATATACTAAAAGGTGATTCGAGTGATGGTGTTCCAAACGTATTGTCTCCCGATAATACATTTGTTGATGGATTACGACAGAAACCTTTAAGTAAGAAAAAGATTGCCGAATGGGCAGGACCACTGTGCGAACAATTTTTACCAAATGATGAGATTAAGAGAAACTACCAAAGGAATAAGAAATTAATTGATTTAACACAACCACCAGAGGAACTATTTTTAGAATGTATAAAAACATATAAAGATGCTCCAAATGGTGACCGTAGAAAACTACTAAATTACTTTATAAAGAACAGATTGAACGATCTGATGGAAAACATAGGAGATTTTTAATTATGTCATATACCCCACTCTTTTCCGAGATTTTACAGAAAGCCGGAAAGTTGAAAACTAAGAAACAGAAAATTGATTACTTGAGAGAACAAAGCACTCCAGCGCTTCGTATGGTGATTAAGTCGTCTTTTGATCCAAAAATTAATTGGCAGTTGCCGGAGGGTGAGGTTCCTTATTCTCCAAACGAGGCACCAGAAGGAACAGAACATACAGTTCTTGCACAAGAGTCCAAGAAATTGTATAATTTTATTCAAGGGGGCAATAATGTATTGCCTCAGAATAAACGTGAGAGTATGTTCGTCCAGATGTTAGAGGGACTTCACGAAAATGAAGCAGAAGTGATTATTGCTGCAAAGGATAAGATTCTTCATAAGATATATAAAGGTTTATCTGCTTCCGTAGTAAAGGAAGCTTTTAATTGGGATGATAATTATATGATCAATGATCCACAAAAATCAAATGAATATCAGGATTATGCAAAAAGAGCAAACGTCTGAACTTGAGTTTTTAGAAAATCTTGCATTTGAGCTTTTTAAAAAGGAAGATTTTGAAAATTCAAAGTTATGTTACATAAGACAGATTGAAATTGACCCAGAGAATGGAAAGGCATTTTATAATTTAGGAATCGTCTTACATGATCTGGGACAATTTCATGAATCTCTTATGTGTTATGAAAGAGCCAAAGAACTTGGGTATAACTTAGCCAAAGTTAATTTGACTACTGGAATGCATTTTCTCAAACAGGGTAATTTTGAGAAAGGATTTGACTACATTGATTTGAAGTCAGATGGCGCATGGAGACTTGGTAGAAATTTTATGTTTAACAATCAAAGATTATCTCACATAGATTTGTGGGAAGGTCAAAGTTTGGAGAACAAAACTATATTTGTCTACAGTGAGCAGGGTTTTGGGGATAATATACAGTTTAGTAGATATTTGCTTGAGTTGTCCAAGTTAGGTGGTAAGGTTGTATTCTCATGCTATAATGCGTTGTATGATATCTTTGTCAACAGCCCAACCTTTAGTTCAATTGAGATACAGAGGAATAATATTCAACCTTCATCTGATGTTGACTATAAAGTTCCCCTAATGAGTGTTCCTCGACTACTGAAATCCACCTTTGGTAAAATACCCTTTTCGGGTGGATATTTGGAGAGGACTCAGTATAAAGATTGGGGCATTTCCACTGATACAATTAATGTTGCGATTGCCTGGGAAGCAACAAAACAGGACACTAGGCGGACTATACCACTTGATCTCGTTGAAACGATATGCGATTGTCCCAATATCAATTTTATCAACATACAGAAGGATTCGACACACACTATTGATGGTGTTAGGAATCTGGGTGATGGAATACATGATTTCTCTGATACCGTAGATATATTGTCTCAAGTTGACCTCTTAGTGTCCACTGACACGGCTATGGTGCATGTGGCCGGTTCTCTAGGGGTTCCTGTGTACCTTCTATTGCACTATTCTGCTGATTGGCGATGGTTCACCGGAGATATGGATTACAGTCCTTGGTACGAATCAGTGTCTATTTTTAGACAGAAAACACCCCAAAATTGGACATATCCGATAAATGAGGCTAAAAATAATTTACGAATCCTTTTAAATCAATAACTTACAGGTTGCATTTTCTCTTGACAATATCCCTTATATGTCGTATTATATGTATAGTGATGATGAACAAGGAAATAACGATGATTGGTGTTGAGATTACTGGTGGTGTCAAGAA